CGTGCCCCAGCGGTAACCGTGGTGGTCAGCTGCGCGATCTGCCCCGCCTGCGTAGACGAAGCGGTCTGAAGCTGGGTGATCGACGAACCCTGCGCCGATACCGTCGAGCTCAGGCTTGCATAGTTGCCCTGAAGCGTCGTGATCGCCGTCGAGTTCTGGCTGATCGTGGAACCCTGCGTCGAGACCGTCTGCTGCAAGGTCGACACGCTGCCCTGAAGGGTGGTGACGTTCTGCTGCAGGGTGGTGATCGAGCCGCCTTGGGTGGAGACGGTCTGTTGCAGGGTCGAGATCGAGCCCGCCTGACCCGAGACAGTCTGCTGCAAGGTCGTGATGCTGGAGCCCTGCGCGGAGACGGTGTTCGATACTGTCGAGATCGCGCTCGCGTTGGCGATGATGTCGCCTTGGGCAGCGAGGATCTCGTCGCCCTGCTCTTGGATGTCGTTCTGCGCCTGCGTCAGAGCTGCCTGTGTGGCCGCCGCGTCCGTCTGGAGGTCTGCGATCGTCTGCTGGGCAGCGGCGATATCGATCTCGGCCAGGGCGACGTCCGCATCGAGTTCGGCGAGAAGGTCCTTCTCGTCCTGGTTCGCGCCGTTGGTCGCGCCGGGTTCGGCAGGCCGCAGGTCGTCGATGACCGTGCCGTCGGCATACTTCGGCTCCACCACGTCCTGATAGATCGGGTTCAGGAACGGATCGTAGCTGGTGGGCTGGACAGGCTGGATCGCTGGGAGCTCGTCGCGGTCCCAGAGGTAGATGTCGGCGTTCTCGACTTGCAGGACCATCGGGACTTGCCCGTCCACCTGCACGGCGGTCTCGATCACGCGGAACAGCTTGTTGGTCCAGCCCAGCGCGCCGAAGGTGAGGCGGATGACGTCGTTCTTCTGGACCTTCCACGCCCGATAGGTGAACGTCGCGGTGAACCGGCCGGAGTAGAGCATGCGCGCGATGCGCTGCTTGACCAGGCGCTGCGCCTGCGACGCGTCCTGCACCGTCTGGAAATCGACGGTCTCGATGCGGTCGATGCCGTCAAGGCTGTCGATGCGCACCTCGGGGAACTCCACCGCCTGATAGAGTGAGGTGGTCGATGGATCGATGAAGGTGCCTCGCACGACGTTGTACGTCTCGTCGAGCGGCGCGGTCTGGTCCCAGGTGAACCCGCCAAGGATATCGTCGTCGTTGAAGTCGGCGATAGGAGTGGCAAGGTCATTGTGCAGGACCGTGATGCGGATCTTGCCGTCCACGTCGTCCAGCTCGGCATTCATGGCCGCCTTGAGCTGGTCCAGCACGGTGCCGGTGGCATCTGCCTCGGAGAACACGCCGTCCGAACGGTATCGGGGCTGGGTGCCACCTGCGGCCAGCGTGACCGGTTCGTCACAGAGGTTCGCGGCCGTAATGAAGCTGGCAAGGTCGATGCGCGCGGCGGGGATGCCCTTACCGACGGCGAGGCGCCACTCGTTCGTAACCGGATTCTTGATCCGCCAGCCCAGCAGATACCAGAGCAGCTGGAGCGCCGGGTTGCGGCTCGCCGCGTCGTTCCAGACCCAAGTCGTCTGGTCTGCGGCGCGCTGGGCGCCGGATCCGCCTGCAACCGTGCCGTCTAGGCGCGGGTCATAGGTCGGCGCGCCCTTGCCGATGATCGTCACGCGGCTCGGGATGGACTGCGCGAACGGGCTTTCCGCCTTCTTGCTGTTGCCGGTCAGCTTGTAGCGGAAATAGACGTACGAAAGGCCGGTGTAGCGCCGGGTCGCGCCCATGCGCCCACTGAGGTTGATCGCGTTCGCCGCCGAGCCCTTGAGGATCGGGGTAACCGTGAGATAGCCCGAGAAGTCGCTGGTCACGCCGCCAGACGATGACCAGGCCTTCTTGTCGTCGAACCAGATTTCCTCGATCGCGCTGGCCTCGTGGCTCGACGTGACGACGAAGCGGTGCAGGTACTCCTGGTTGTTGGAGAACTCCTGATCGCGGATGTCGGTGGCCATGGCGGTCCGGCCGAGAACGAACTTTCGCGGGGTGCGCGGGTCGAGGCTGACAGAAAGGCGATCGGTGGATTCGTTCGATGTCGCTGGCGCTTTCGGGCGCGAAAGCATCGATGCGCCGAGCGAGACGACACCGGCGACCGTCGCGATCGTGGAGGCTGCAATGGAAGCACCGAAGGCCGTGAACAGCATCGTGCCACCAAGGGCCGATCCGATGCCAGACGCGACAAGTGCGACGCCGGCGACGACGCCAGCGATCTTGCCGACGGTCTTGAAAACCTTTTTGCTCATTCGCCGACGCCCCACGCATGGGACCATTCGGCCCGGTCCACCCGATAGAGGCCGTCCACCCCGTCGCGCTCACCAATGAACAGCGCGGTCCCGCCGATGCAGATGCCCACGGCGCCGTCGTTCATGACTACGTCACCCCGGCGCGCGTAGCCGATCGGTTTTGGCGGAAGCAGCGTGTCGAACGTGGACTTGAGGTCACCCGCGCCGTACCGCTTGAGCGCGCGAGCCGAACCTGCCGCCGTGGAGTATTTGCCACGGAAGGGCGCGGCAATGTCCTCGCTGGTCATCGCAAGCACCCCATCGGCCACCATAAGGGCACAATCGAGCGATCCCCATGCGAAGACGGCATCGTCCATCAGCGGCGCGAGGTAGGCGCTGAGACGCGCCTCCCAGTCGGGTAGACGGTTCAAGACAGCGCTCCTGCGGTCTTCCAGAGGTTCGAGCGCCCGGAGGATTGGGCGATAGGGGTGGTGTTGGAGGTCGAGGTGCCGTTCGCGATGGCGATGGCGGCCACGGCTGACTGGTCGCCGGGGTCGAACAGCTCTTGGTCCAGATAGGTCCGGTTGCTGGCTTGGTTGAACGCGGAGAGGTAGCCTTCGATCGAGAGCCGGATGACCTGCTCGCTCACATCACCCTCGATCGACAGCGAGGTCATATAGCCGGTGTAGTAGTGCTGGATGGCGCCCTGCTGGCTGCCGTCCTCGTCGCGGATCATGCGCCAGAGAAAGGCCGGGCGGCCCTGCCATTTGCTCTGGTCGCCGATGATGTTCAGTGTCTCGTTGTCGATGTCGCGCAGGCCCGACAAGCTGCATTCCAGCTGGTCGGAGCCGCCGGACTTGGCCTGCACCGATCCGATATCTACGAACTTGCCGTTGGTGCCGATGAAGGGTTGGCCATTCATCTCGGGGAACGCGGTGCCGGTGACGGTCACGTCGTAGCCGAGCGTGTTGAAGCGCACCGGGTTGCCGTCGATGTCGAGGAACGCGAAGAATCCGGGACGGATGACATCGCCGTCGAGCGCGGCGGATGCGGCTGCGTCGGGGCGGCTCACAGGGCCTCCTCCGCGCTGATCATGAAGGCGGTGACGCCGTTGCTGGTCTTCCAGCCCTGGCGCGAGTTATCGAACGAGGCGTGCAGGTACGGGTTGATGGTTTCGACCGTCGTGCCCTCTGCCGGGACCTCCATCAGTTCGGGCACGAACGTAGCAGTCCCTTGCCCGGCGCCGTTGGTAACCAGGTCCTCGGTCAGCATGACAAGCCGGTGGTGGCCGGACGGGAGCGGCACCGTCATGTGCTGGCCGCCCTGAAGAACTGTCGCATTCGCGGGCAATCCCTGGAGGGGTAGGGTGGTGAGCGGATTTGCCCCCGCCCGGACGGTCGGGTTCGTGCCGGTGCGCTGGCTGCATGCGATCGGGAAGCGGAACCGGTGGACCGGCCCGCGCAGCTTGAGGAAGAACAGCCGCCACGGGCGTTCCTCGTCTTCGGTGGCGATATCGACCTGGGCACTGGCGTACCACTTCTGCGCGCCAGGCATGCCGCTGACACGGCGGCGCCCCGTCCATTCCGAGCGGTTGACCTGGAAGTTCTGGTCAAGCTCGATCTGTACGTCTTCAAGGTCACCGGCGGGCATGGGGATTTCGGCCATGCCGTGAGGGTAGTTTTCCGGTCAGCCTCGAATTACCGCCGTCACATGCGGGGGCGAGACATCGCCTTGAGGTCGCGGGCCGCCAGTGCGCGGCCACCTTGGGCGCCCTGGATCGCTGCTTCCTGTGCCATTTGGTTCATCTGGGCGAGCAGGTCTTCGGTGACCACGGCGCCGCGGAGATCGAAGTGCAGGGCCTGGGCGACGGTACCTGGAGCACCCGCCACCGCTGCGCGAACGCCGGTCATCGATGCTGCAGCGTTCAACTGGTGGTTCGGGACGATCGTGCCGCTGGTGGGCGCGCGGAACAGCTCGGGGCCGTTTTCGCCGACGAGGTAGGTCTGGCCGCCGGACACCGGCCCGCCAGCAGCGCGCGCACCGGCGATGCCGAAGAGCTTGCCGATCCCGCCCAGCAATCCGCCGCCGGAACCCACACCACCGCTGCTGAAGATCGCCTGCTGCGCGGCGAGGCGGATGAAGTCGTTGATGATCGAGTTCAGGACATCACCGGCGACGCCGCCGAGGTGCAGGAATTCGGTGGACGCGCGAGCCAGACCGTCGGTCAGTTCGTCGACCGCGTTGAGTTCGATGTTCTCCACCGCGTCGGACATGTTCGCTGCTGTCTCGCGGACCTGGCGGCGGCGCTGTTCCAGCGGGGATTCATTCGCGCGCTTCGTGCCCTCGATCTCAGCAGCTTGGCGGCGCCGCAGATTGGCAAGCGCTTCGTCGAGGTCAGCAATCTGGCCGTTCGCGGCGGCGCGACGGATGGCAGCCTCTTCCTCCTTATAAGCAAGGTCGAGGATGCGCATCTCGACATCTCGCCGGGCTTCGCGCGAGGTAACCAACTGGGATTCGACCTGAAGCGTGTTCGCCTCGTCGCGATAGCGGGCGGCCTGCAAGGCAGCGTCAGCCTCCGCGGCGCGGCGTTTCACTAGTTCTCCGCGCAGGCCGGCAAGCTCGCTGTTGATCAGGATGCGGCGGTCCGCCTCTTCCCGGCCGAGCTTTCCGAGCTTCACCTGCGTTTCGATGTCTGCGACCTGCTGCTTGCGCTCGCTTTCGATGGCGTCGAGCTGGAAGCGGAGAACGTCTTCGGTGGCGGTGGCGAGAGCCGCCTTGGCCGCGTTGATGTCGTCTTCAAGCTGCGCGGATTCACGGGCGCTGACCGCCTCGTCTCGGATCGCGCGCAGTCGCTCCTGCTCAGCTTTTCGGGCTTCGGCCTCTGCCTTGCGCTGGGCTGCTTTTTGCTCCGAGGCGCTCGGGCCAGGCTTGTACTTCGGGGCTGCTGAGGTCCGCAGACTGTTGCCGTTGCGGTCAAAGTATCGGTTGATGAGATCGTTGGCTGCGCGCTCACCCATTTCACCGCGGCTTCGCGCCTCAGAGGCAGCGCTATCTCGCCGATAGCGTCCCTCGAAATCGGTTCTACCCGATTCGATGCCCCACAAGTTTTTATTGATCCAGCGTTCGACCCCGGTCTCTCCGCGAGAAGACCACTCCGTCAGATTGTCCAGGTCTCGCCATTCCCGGCCCATGTCAAACTTAAGGTTGTCGCTGCCGGCCTGCTCTTTCACGAAGTTGAAGAAACGGCGCGCCTCCTCAAAAATGGGCTCGAACGCGCCCACCAGGCCCTCAATACTAGCCCTAACCTGGATGCCCATTTCTGCAGCATCGGCCTCCAGGTCTTTGAAGCCATTACTGCCGTCGGTGATGAAATTCGCGAGAGCGGTCGAGAATTGGCCGCCGCGATCAAACCCACCGAAGGTGATGATGGCAGCGTTTCGAACTTGCGTCATAGCGTCTTCGAAGCTGACCGGAAGGCCGCGAAACTCCGCATCGATGCCTGCGGTGAACTTGGTGTTGGTCAGGGCGTTGAGCAGCTTGTCGGAGGTCAGTTTGCCTTCCTCGCCCAGCTGTTTAATCGCCCCGATAGGCACGCCAAGGCTGTCTGTGAGCAGGCGCGCAAGACGAGGCGACGCCTCCAAGATGCTGTTTAGTTCATCGCCGCGAAGGGCGCCGGCTGCGAGCGCCTGGCCGAATTGGAGCGTAGCCGATGCGGCTTGATTGGCGTCAGCACCGCTGATCTTGAGCGTCTTCGAGAAAGTCTCGGTTGCCCGCGCCGCCGCCTCTTGATCCGCGCCGAGTTCTTTCGCACCGCGAGAGAAGTTGCCATAGAGCGCAGCCGTCTCCCCAAGGCCGGAGCGAGTGTCGGCAGCGATCCGTCGCACATCGGCTTGAGCCTTTGCGAATGAACCGAAGCCGGAGGTAGCAAGGCGCAACTGCGCATCTAGGGACTTAGAGGCGTCGGCGAGCGACAAGAACTCGCTGACCAGTGCGGCAGCCGAAACACCACCGAGGATGCCGGTCAGGTAACCGCCGAATTGGCGAAAGCGGCTCTCGATTGCACTTAGCTGACGGTCGGTATTCTGGCCTGCACGGCGCATTTCTCGTTCGAGGGCGTCGGTTCGGGCGATCAATTCGACGATCACCTGTTCGGATACAGCCATTATGAATTCCCATGTCCGCGCCGGATCACGCGCTTCACTGCTTTGTCGACGAGATTGTTGACCTCTCGACGCTTGGCGTTCGCGGCAGGCGCCATGAATGGTCGCGCCGCCATGCGCGAGGTCCCGAATTCCAAGTATTCGGAGTACGGTGCGTTCGAGCTAACTTCGACCTTGAGGCGATCAGCGCGGGTCACCTCAATGTTGCCCGCGAGCGTGCCGGTGAAATTGTTCGGGGGATGTCCTGCTTCAGAAGGGGTGTGCTGGTGGCGCCCGCCACTCGTTCCAGAAGCTGATCCGGCTGTGATACTGACCTGAGCTTCCACGGCGATTGCTTCGCCACCGGCGAACAGAGCCTGCCCAACCTCGCGGACGACCTCATCCGACATTCGGTTAAGAACGGCCGAAATGCGGCGGCGAGCCATTAGATCGCAGACCTCAGATGAAGTTCAGCAACTGCCGCGAGAGCTTCATCTGGTCCTATCGCAGCCTCTAGGCCACGATAGGCGGCACCGATCGGCGAGCGAGAAAGTCGCAGGCGCTGCTGCGCCCATTTTGAAGAAGGCGGCGCCGATGGGTCAGCCAACGCAAAACGGCCCGGCGCGGCGGCGGCCTTCGCCTCTGCGAAGCGGGCTAGGGCGGTAGGGTCGACCACAGACATTGTGACATGCTATCGGCCTGGGAGGCGCAAAATTACCGCCCTGGGAGATACTTCTTGATTCAGCTTATTGGTTGGCTCGGATGCTTATACCTGCTTGTGAAGTCGCTGGAGATTGCCTCAAGCAGCGCGCATAGGACTGAGAATGGGAAGCTGAAGGCGACCGCTCGCGTGGCGGCGCTCCTCGGCGTCGCAGGATCGATCATTTTCTTCTACCTCATTCTTTCCCACGGCTTTAGCGGACCGCCGGGCGTCGGCGACATGAACGACGATACTCCGCCCGCCAGCAGCCCGAATGTGATCGTCAACGACTGCACCGCCAAGGCGCGCAACGACGAAGAGATGAGGGCCTGTAATAGGTAAGGGCGGCTCTATCGCCGCCCCGTTG